TGGCAAGGGCCAGTGCTGACTGCGCCTGTGGCGGTGATGTTCTTGTATCCACCTACTTCTGCTACTGGCTGGCTCATATACGCTCCTCTTTATGTTGTATCTCGTAGTCCCACAGCTCATCAAGTGTGATGGTTTGCAGGGTCTTGCCCTTGGGCGGTGTCTCGTCTTTTGCCTCTTGTCTATAGGCTACTGCAAGCATTCTAAACGCATCTGCGGGGTGTGAGCACCAATCATGGCGAGGAGTTTGACGAAAAGTTTTCTTATCTTCATCATATTCCCGCTGATATTGCCTTAACGCTTCTAGCCCCTCATCGCATCGGTAGTCAAAATAACAGTTTGGCAAGATCATCCTAACCGCTTGGATGCCGTCTTGTATGCCAATCTCAGGCACTATAGCTAATTTGCTTATGCCGCCAAGGTGCGCTGCCAATTGCTCGACAATTGATTTGCCGCCCGAAGCCAAGGTTTTAGCCCTTGCGTCATGCGGTAGGTAATGGCGGGTGTATCGGTAACCCTTGGCGTTAACCACATTGGCTATTTCCTCAATGCTTGCCCCTGATACGGCGTAATAGTCCATTACCCTAACCTCACCCCTGACAACCTGATACCACCAAATGGCAGTGTCATCCCGATAACCTAAGTCCCATGCGGTGTAAACAGGTGACTCAGGCTCAAAGGGTAACTCTCTAATCCTGCCCTCATCTTGAGCCAAGCGCATTTCTTGCCCATAGAACGCCCCAAGGATAGCCGCATCAAAGCTGCATTCATATTCTTGGTCATACTGATCTTGGCTTAACTGAGACCGAGCCGCCTGTAATTCTGAGTCAGGTAACAGGTTAGAAACCGAGGCGGGAAGTCTTAACAGAAACCAATCCGGCACTACCTGGCTAACCTTGTAGATGTCGTGGAACTGGTTTTTGCCCTTTGGCGTACCACCAAACACCGCCCACCCCATAGTGCTAGACAAAGTAGGTCTCACCACATTACCCCATACGCTTGGCTTGAAATCGCCATATTCATCAAGGTAAACGCCTGCAAATCCCATACCACGCATAGCATCTGCGTTGTCCGAGCCAAACAGCATTATTTTTGCTCCGTTTACCAGCTCCACAGATAGGTCGGATTCGTTTGTGGCTTTGGTTACCGGTGCGGCGTAATGCTTGAGGTAGTCCCATGCCACCCGCTTGGCCTGACTTCTGAATGGTGCAATGTAAGCATATTGCGCCGATCTGTTGCCCTCGGTTATGGCTCGCTTGATTAGGTCGTTGATTGCCGCCACGGTCTTACCGGCTCTACGGTGGGCTACTAAACAAGACCATCGCTCAGTCCTGTTATGGAATGGCATGAATGCCGCCCTTGGGCTGTAGGGCAGTATTACTTCACGCCGCCCCATGTCACCACCATTTCTACCGGCCCCTCATCCTTGCCAGTTATCTCTGTTCTAGCCAACTTGGGTACATGGTATTCAACCACGCTTTGGAATAGCTCAAAGGCTTTGGCGGGGTTGGGTTTGATGTCATGCTCGGGAACGCCCATAGCGACCTCATCAAGCCACTCTGCCAATCTGTGTGCGTTACCATCAACAAACAAAGCAATGGCCTCCCTTGCCTGTTGTGTGGTCTTGTTAGGCACACCCGCAGCTCTTCCCCCTGCTTTCTTTCTACTAGTGACTACTTTAGTTGTTGACATAGTTATTTAGCATTATTTTACTAAAATCTACCTTGTAATTGCAGCCCTATGCTTTGGTCGTAAGGTGACTTTTTGCCATATATGCCAACGCCCATGTTTTTGTTGAGCTGTTGCAAGTATTGCATTTGCAATTCTTTTATTTTTTGGCGTTCAGCATCTTGCCCAGTTGTTGCCCTTGCCTGAAATTGACCCGCACCCACTGGGGCGTTGTAACCAAGGGTAGTTGTGCGTTCAGGCGTGTTTAAACTTTTCAACAAATCAACTTGAGCCATACCATTGCCAACTGGCATTTGGTTGCTTAAAGATACGCTGTTGCCCACACCCATAGGGTCGGCTGTTCTTGCATATTCCAAATTGCCAACTGGCGTGTCTGCTCCTACAGCTCCTTGTATAGCATTAGGATTTTGGTAAGCCCTAACATCTGCATATCCCAAATCATTACCTACACCCAATTGCCCCACACGGTTGCTTTTCATGCGATTTAGCTGATCCATCATGGTTTGGGTGTAAAGCTGTTGGTCTTTCTCCCCTTTGGTGTTTAAATTAACCAAGGCTCTAGCCATTTTTTCTTCATTATCCATGTTGTAGCTCCCTCATTTTGATCAAGCCGTTAAGCATTCTGCTTTTGGTATTGTGCCACTGCTTGCTAAAATCACAATCTTGGTAATGATCAAACTCAGGGATGCCCAACGTGTAATGCGCTATCTTGGCGTTTTTGTTTTCTTGCTCACCAACTAGCACGTTCCACTCTTTCGGTAAGTCACCGATAAGTAAATCGGGCAACCAACCGAATCGGTGAAGCTCTGCACCTGTATGGTCATCCACAAATTCGGGTGTCAATACCTTGTTTCTTGGGTGATTGCAATTCCAAAGTATTAAACTTGACCAATTCTTTCGAGGGTAATCCCGATTCGCCGATTCCATTGGTGTGCCAATATATTTCTTTGGGTGCTTGGTTTGATATTCATGTTTGACCACTTGCACCGCCTTGGTCGGGTCAAACAGTTTGCTCAAGTTGTCTATGTTTGCCAACATCAACATATCGCTGGCATCCAAAAATATTGCTCTACCTGTAAAGTTTGTAAAGTAGGGGACTAAAAACCGCTGATAAGTAAATGCGTTTGTGCCGTCCCGCTGTGTACCAAATAGCGGTGTTATGGCTACTGGCTCGCTGGTGCGCTCAATCAGGCTTTGGCAAAACACATGGTAGCCAACAGCCTCCCTTGGGTCGTAGCCAGCAAATATTCTGATCATTGCAAAGTTAGCCTGTATAGGGTTGAATCAATCAGCGCAGCAATCTCATCCACAATGTTTTGTAGCTCTGTGTCGTTAGGCAAAGCCTTGCGATTTTTGTAGACGTAATCTTTGATGCTAGTCAAATACTTAACAGGGTCTTTAGCGTTATGGAAATTCTCAGGAAAATCCTTAATCTTTTCGTAAGCCCCCATGTAAGTTTCAGCGTAGCTATCAGCCAGCTCAACAATCTCGGGGTAATATTTACCCAAAGCTTTATGCACAGCGTAAGAATCAGTCGCCAAGTGCATGAAATGAGTCACGGTCGAGCTGTGAAACAGCGTGGAAATAAAGTCGGCAACGTCTTTTTTCATATTTACCCTAAAAAAAGCAGGGGTCAAAGCCCCTGCAAAGGTGTCAACTGCACATCTATTGTAAACGTAGGAATGGGTACGTCAACAGGCCAAGCGCCTTGGATGTAAAGTTTTTTTACCGTTGCCATATGCGCTTGTTGCCACATTTCTTGCCGTTCTTCTTTGCTTAACTCTTTGCCTTGATCAATCTCATAATGGCATTTAAGGCACAAAGCCGCTACCAGGTTGTCGTCAGCCTTAACCCCTCGCCCTTTGCCGCCACCCCAATTTGTGTGCGCCGCTTGCACCATATTGCCTGATCCACAGGCTTGGCAGTCAAGTCCCGCCACCAGCTTTAACAGCTTTTTGCTTCTTATGTATTGGTGTTTTTGGAACAATTATTGTCTCCAGTGTGGTAAATCTGTGTTCGTTAGCGCACTCTAACCGCCGTCTGCGTGTGTTTCCTGTTGAAGTTCTCGTTTCTTTTACGATTGTCCAAGTCCCGCATTCGGGACATTTCATTGGTGCGCCTTGTCCTGCATCCTGTTGGTTGCCTCGCGTGTTCGCCAAATCTCTATGTCAAGCCTTGCCGCCTCAATTTCCCACTTTAGCGTTTCTTCTTTTTCAATTGCCGCGGCCAATCCCCTTAACAATTTGGCATAAATGGGGTCTGCATAGGCTTCCCTTTCTTGTGCGTTTGCCGCCTCAAAGCCCATTTCTAGGGCATCCCGCATCAATAAGGCTTTTTGGCTTTTGCGAAATTCCTCAAGGTAAACCCTTTGTGCTTTGGCTTCACCGTAAGCCGATGCTTTGTCTCGGATGGCTTGCGCCGCTTCTTCAGGTTTCACTTTAATACTCCAATCATGCGTAGAGCCGCGTCAGGGCTATCAATCCTTGCCAACGTACTACCGCCCCAATTTTCAAAAAAGTCTTGTTGTAGGGCTGTTAAACGCTGTTTAGCGTTTGTTTTGATCTCTACCAAGAATGTGTGACCCTTGTAGCCAACCAAAAGGTCAACGGGTAAGCTAATAATCCAAACGTAAGCGCCAGCAGCTCGTAAGGCAACCACGATTTGATCTTGGTTTGCATCCACACGTTTAGCGTGTCTCATTCATTCGCTTTCTAAGGTCAACGGCGGCGACTGATCCACGCCGTCTTTCTATGTCTGAGCAAACCTGTGACCACCATATTGATGCTTTGATTTTCCCAAGGTCTTTCACTTTCTTGCGGTATCTCTTCACCCATTCCCGAGCTTCCATTGCCCTCATAGTCTCCAGTAAGTCCAAGCGCTCTTGTGGTGTCAGCAAAGCTAAGTTGATGTGTTTCTTTGTGTTGGTTAAGGAGCTGGTTAGCCTGGTTACGGTCATTCACTTAGGATTCTCCATGCTGTTGCTGCACAAAGTGGGACTTGTCCATTTCCAATGGCTTTAAGTCTGTCCACCCTAGCGGCCACCCCATTAGCCACTCTACCCACGTTTGGTTCAACTGCCCACCATTTTGAGTTGCCAATACTGCTTGTGTAAGACCATTGTGGTGATTTTCTCGCTTTACACGATTCGCTTTGTACTCTGTGCTGAGTGGTGTCGGCCAAGTCGCTTGATTTTTCTTGTGAAACATTGCTCCCAGACCATACCCTTTTGCCCCCACTTTGTAATCGTGAACTACTGGTGTTGGAAATTTCTCTTTTCTCTTTTTCAAGGCTTTTCTGCTGTTGCTCCCACCATCTAATCCTGTCGTGTTGGGCGTGTGGAAGGTCGCCTTTCCATCGGGCGACAATCCAAATCCTGTCCCTCTGATGGTTTGCTCCAATGTCCGCCGCTCCCAGCACTCCCCATCTCGCATTAAACCCCATTGAGGCCAAGTCTCCGAGAACTCTTCCAAGTCCCCTAGAAGTGAGCATTGATGAGTTTTCCACAAACGCATATCTAGGTCGTACTTCGTGAATGATGCGCGCCATTTCTCCCCACATTCCTGATCGCTCTCCATCAATTCCTGCCCCTTTTCCTGCTGCGCTGATGTCTTGACAGGGAAACCCCCCAGATACCACGTCAACAACACCCCGCCAGTCGTGGCCGACAAAGGTGCGTACATCATCCCAAATTGGAAAAGGCGGGAGAAGTCCGTCATTTTGTCGGGCGCACAGTACGCTTGCGGGGTAGGACTCCCATTCAACGGCGCAAACTGTTCTCCATCCAAGGAGGTGACCCCCAAGTATTCCACCACCAGCGCCTGCGAAAAGAGCCAGCTCATTCAACCTCGACCTCGCAGCGCATCAAGTTTGGCTTTTATGTCCGCAGGCATTGGGACTGCTTTTGCACGGTCTTGGGCAATTTTTTCAAGGATATGGATGGTCTTTTTAACTTCAGGTATCTCAGCCCCATCCCAGCGCCTTTGGTTAAGGTAAACAGCGGGTGACGGTATATATGCACCGCCGTCTTTACGCCATTGGTCGGTGGTTTTCATCCATTCAATGTGCTTGATTATTTGGTCAGCACAGCTATCACAATAATACTTTTCCCACCGCTTCAAGCAATCAGACTTGCCGCCCTTGCGTGTACTGATAGGCCATGCAGCCCAAAATTGTTCAAAGTTTGTCATCTCTTTTCCCCTATTGCTCTTTGGTGAATGTTGGAGCAAAGCACAGCCTTACCGTGGTCAAAACCAAAGTTCGCCTGTGCATCGATGTTGCTCTTCGGAGCCATGTCATCGCATCGCACTGCCTCAGACTGTTTCAACCAC